CTATTTTGTAACACCTTTCAGCTTTTCAACAGTCCTAAGACCACCAAGGCCCAACAGGCTCATCAAGACTGTCAGCAGCGTTTCTGTCCCAGTAAGTTCGGGAATAACCGCGCTATCAGGCCAGAAAACCACCCGTGCCCAGCTGAGCATATCAAAAAGTATAAAGTGCCAAGCCAGGGCGAGCGCGCAGACCCAGCCGACAGCAGGTCGCCAGCCAGCCACAAAGACCGATCGATGGGCTGCTTCTTGCTTATTGATTTCCATCTGGGCAAGTCCGGCCTTTAAGGCTGCCGTTTGGATGTTATGCTCAAGCTCCATGCGCTTATTCTTATCCGGAATTAATCTGTCCAAAGGTTCTTTGATCAAATCAAGGAGGGTCGAGAGTAAGGGAATAGCCATTTTTTTCTCCGTTTCTTTATTTTATTCAATTGGTTACATTATTTTTTCGAACAGCAAAACACCGAGAATCGACAGCATGGTGCCAAGTGACATAAACAAGAGTTTCACCACCAATCCCCACCGTTGCCCGCAGACCCGCTCGTGCTGTTCAATGCGGTCTAGCGCAATCGTTGCCTTCAACAGAGCAGCGTGCGCTATATTGCTGCCCTCTACGTCATTATTCATGTATCCTCCTAACCTGCGAAGTCGGCGCAAGAACTAAGCGACTGCTGGTTCCGGCCGACTCCTCTTCGGTAAATGGGCGAGGGCCAGCAGGAGCCAGCCCAACCAAAAAGAGCGCCTAAAAAGGCGCCCGCTGTAAATTTTTTCAATGTTGATATCGCCGCAGCCTATCTCCTTTAATCATTGGGGTTTCCGCCGGGGTCAGGATCGGGGTCCGGATCGCCCGCTCGGGCCGCGTCTCGGTCAACGTGTGCCCGCGCCCATTGTGCGACGGTAAATTTTATATGGGACTTTCCGTGAATTTTAGCCCCGCGATCTATCCCTCGTTGGGTTCGTACGCCTTGCTCATAGCAGGCATCGCAAAACCAGTCGTGAGCCTCTGCTCCGGGGAGCACTGAAATGTCGCGCGTGTCGTAAAGGACATACGAGGGGACGAACCGTTTGCAGCTAGAGCAGCGGTACTTGGGCATACTCCCGCCCGCAGTCGTTACCTCTATTTCTATTATTTCGCCGTTAGCCAAGGCGTCTTTAAGCGTTGCTGACATTATACTTCCTTTCCTTCGAATACGAGAACCTGAATAGGTGATATCTCTGTCGGCGTCGCACCCACAGTCGCGGGGGCGCCAGTCGCTGTATAGAAGTTCACTTTATCAAAGCTATCTATTGTGCCTGCCCCGGGATACGATTCATTACTGATTGAAATACCAAACTTGTCATTTGGGGTATTCAGGCTGTTTACGGTAACTGTAGAGGATATGTTGCTGAAGGTTTCTCTAGGCGATAAGCCTTCGCTTTGAACTCGCACGGTATCTCTAACCACAAAACTCCCAGTATCCTCCTTGGTCAAGATATCAATATCAACCCACTCATTGCTCCAGGATTCGCTAAAGCCTTGAAAAATGTTGGTTACACTGACATCAAAAACAAAAGTATATTGATCGTCAAACGCCTCTGCTGCGATGTTTTTGTTTATGACTTTATCGATACCCGTGCCGGTTCCTGTAACACTACTGGCCTGCAAAACTGGCGAAGCCGCCTTTTCAGACAGTTTCAGGTCCGCTGTAAACCCAGAGACAGCAGACGAGGACGCCGCGAACTTTTGATACTGATTTTGAGCACCACCAGAGAGCGTTCCAGTGTCCTCGGTTAAGCCTCCATTGCTGAACCATACAGACGGAACAGTATCGTAATTATTGGCGTAGTTTATTACGTCACCATCTCTTAGTTGGTAAACCTTCGGGCCTGTGGCAAACTTACGCACGGCACCGGAGACTTGGGTGTACCCAGTTGTAGGGCGCAAATGACCCTCAAAAGTAAGTGCATCAGCCGCTCGTTTCTCCACTTCGCCTACTTTTCTAATCCAGCACTTGTCCATCCAAGTCTCGCCAGGACCGTTGTAATTTACATAAGCAATCGGAGCCGCTCTTGTGGCAGCCGCATGCATTGTACCGGGATCAGCAGGATCGGGGTGATAGCCACCATTACCAGAGGACGCGCTGCCTTTAAAATAGCCCCTATACTCTTGCCAACCAGCAACGGTTGCCGCGAATAGAGCTGCAAAGTAATGTTGAGAACCGGCGCCAGACACACCAATTGCATTTACAAGATCGCCATCAGTGTTATATCCTGCGACCCCGAAATAAACGAATTGCTCGCCGCCTGTGGGGACATAAATACGAAAGCCAACCTCATAGAGAGCGTCTCGGTCGATCGGTATAGGGTTCTTGCCGAGAATCGTAACTGAATCATCACTGTCGGCATCATTGTCATTTCCGAATGATACCGCTTTGCCGCCAGTGGCGTTACTGCTTAGTCTTGCAACAACCTCACCGGTCCCGACAACGAATGTCCAGTTATCCTCCATATCCGCTTTGTTGGCATACTCAAAATTATCCGCCATAAAATCATTGGACGACCCAGCGGCGAGATACGCCGCCGTTCCGTGGACAAACTTGGTATCATTGGCGGTGCTATTGTAGGTCAAATCACTCGGCGCGACATATGCCGAGGGAGTAGTAACATCACCAAGCGCCTCTTCAATCATTATCTTGGTAATTTGCACAGTACAGATCGTGTCAATGTCAAAGCGGAAAAGCATATCATTGCTGTTGTTTGCAAGATCAGCCACGAAAGAAATCCGCTCCCAATTATTTTGGGCGCCGAGGGTTATCGTGCTCGTATCGGTGTCATAAATCCCATTTCCGTATCGCAAATATGGCCGGACAACTGCGCCCGCCTGGGTAGTGCATCTAACCCAAGCCGAGACAATGTGCTTATCAGCCACTTTGTCCATATTGTAGCGAGACGTTGAAAGAGCGAAGAAAACCCAAGAGTTGGTCGCTGAGGCCGCAATTTCCATTACAGGGACAGCAGGGTCAATAATGCTGCCAGTTGGGTCAGGGTCAGCAACATACGAGATAGTCGCATTGCTTGTGACCACACCACCTTTCATCTCGCCTGCATACTCTGACGGAAGCATATTAGTGCCCCTACCGGCTAACTTCCCGCTAGTCTTGTCCGCGTCCAATTCGCCGGTGTAGTCCATATCGGCTACGCTCTCAGGCTGAATCTCTGTAATTGACACGCTCTCGACATCTAACGGGCTGAGGCCCATACCATCCCAATTTAAGATTGTAAGACTCGACCATTTAGTGCCAGCCGTAGGTGTGACGACGTCCGTGTAATCGACATACGCACTTGTGATATTGCCGTTGCTTCTCATCACGCTTGTACTAATATTGCTCTCGATCATTATAGTTTCGTCTTCTGCATTATTCCCTCCGATCTGCCTTACATACTTTTGTACACCCGCAAGTTCACCACTATAATTATGAAACCAGATATGGAAACCATTAGCATAATCAGCGTCAGCTTTGGCTCTTACAGTTACTTGATATTTAGAATTTTTATTGACTCGGAAGGCTTGGAAACTCATTCCTATAGCGTTATCAGTAGCACTGAAAAGCCGCACTCCTCCTCCGGGTATAGCCTGAATAGTTGACGGTGTGATGTTGCTATATGAGGCCCGGACGCCAACCGGGCGACCATCAGCTGCAAGCAGTTTGAAGCCCTCGTTTAAGAACAAGTTTGAGCCGCTGGCTTCATTATCGTTTGAGACTCGACCGTCTGCGTAGTCGGTGACATCAGCATTATTGGCTGGTTTGAAGCCAAAAGCGTCTTGGACTTCATCCCACTCTTGCAAGTTATTAAGTAGGAACTTGTCAGCGGGTTGGCTAGTGATGTTGTTTCCCCAGGTAGCGCCGACCGTGGCGCCATCGGCTGGTCTGCCTGTTCCAGTGACCCCACCCCAATCGGCTGTCAGTGCAGCATCAGACGCATCAGTAATAGCTTGAGGGTCGCCGGGGCCAGCCTTTGTCACGACAACCGCCCTTAAGGTGGCACCGTCAGAGTTCGTGGCCCATATGCTTAGTACTTCGCTGCCTGCTAGGGGGAAGGTGACGGGGAAAGAATACCATCTGGTTTCGTTATTGAGGCCACCAAGTACATTGAAATCAGCATCCGAGAAGCCCATTCTGACGCCATTCTCAGCGTCCGTGACTAAAGCATGCACCCATCCTTTATCGTTAGTGGCCGGAACGGTGAAGGTATGCTGGCTTCCTCCTGCAAAATTTGTTGATGCGGGAACGGGCGCCGACATTGCTCCGCTAGAATAGAGAATCGTGGCACTGTCGTTAGCAACTAACGGACTCGTGTAGTCGGTGACATCAGCACCATCGGAAATACCAGCCTCGTCAAGAATATTCTGCGTTTGATCAGGGGTATCGTAGTAGCCTACAACTATCCCGTCGATGTCCCAATCTTGGCCCATGCTCTGCGCCACATCGAAACGAAGGCCTGTGATGATGTTGTCAACCCAATCCGTCCCGCCGACAGAGAGATCAGCCATGTCAAAAAACAGCGTGTACCATTTTCCAGCGGCATAGGTTCGCGCGGGCAAACCCTTGCTGAACGATGAGGAATATCCGTGGCTTGACGTGCTGTAAAATATCGTCAAAGTGCCAGTGACAGTGGTGTTGCAATGCAGCCGAACCCGAACGATCGTATTCGTCGCGCCAACGATAGACAGTCCGGCCTCTTGTATATACGGATCAGTGTTTATCGAGACCAAGTTCAACGTCGGTCCGTTGGACTGTGCTGGAGGCGAAGTATTATGAGTTATCGCGGCGCTGGCGGAACCCGTCCAGCCCATTAAATCTGGCAGAAAACCCCAGCGGTGAGTGAAAGCCTTGCCGCCCGAGACAAAAACAATAGGATCAGTAATAACCCTATCCACAATATCCGCCGCCGGAGCACCGCCAACGGTGCCTGCTTCAATGATTGTACCCGCGGCGCCCAGCACTGCGCCTAGTATTTCAGCCTCAGCCGAAACCTGACCAAGCTGCGTGCGATAATTGACCCGAATGTCGTAGCTTTCACTATCCAGCAAGCCCGAAAGTTTCGCCGTTGTAGCGTCTTTTTCGATCCGCTTGATTTCACTGTAAAAAGTCGGGTCATTTTGTGGGTCAGATGATGTTTCTTTCCAAGAAATCTCGATATAGTCAACGCTTATCGTATCAACAATATCATCCCATGACAGTTCAAAGCCGCTGATCGCCGTGCCGTCAGTGTTTGCGTTGTGAAACGCAACCGCCTGCAAGCCATTTATCGCCGTAGGCTCTTTGAGATTTTCTGCTAAGTCATCGAAACTCAGCACTGGCCCGATAAAGGGCGCATTCACATCATAAACGCTGGCGTTATATTCAACCAGATCGACCGTGACCTTCAGCCACCCATCGATGGAGACTTTATCAACGATGAACGGATGAGCGCTGAGCGCCTTATCAGCGTGATCAATCGTAATCACGTCACCAGGCTCTAGTAGGGCGGCCTTAGCAGACAGAACCATGCCCTTGATGGACATATCAACCCGGCTCTTGCGGACAAGATACTCAGCCCAAGCGAGCGCCCGATTATACTGGGTGATGGTCTCAGCTGTCACACTTTCGTGCAAAGCCTCACCCTGATCTTCGACAAGAAATGTGGTGTGAAACGCGCTGTCTTTTTCAGGCCACGTCACTGTATCGTCTTTGTATTCTGACTTCCTGTTAGCGTATTCGACAGTAACCTGATTCAGTCGCTTGTTGCGGTTGCCACGGGTGATAGTGCCCACAGAAATGATGCTATCAGCATCGAAAGCCATCACAGGAGCCGCGACATCATCGATGATCAGTTTATACTGCCCGTTCGACCAAGGCATCGACCAGCCAAAGCCCTCCAGCAGCGTCTTGATATTCTCAACGACGCTGTTTTTTGGATCAAGAACAGCGTCCACGGTGTGTCGCGGGATTGTTCTCGTCGGATTGTTAATCACTTCGTCAATATTGCCCGGCCAAATCTCGTCAATATCGATCAGGTCATATTTCCCAAGGAAGCGATTATAGGCCATTTGGGATTGCCCTGTAGTATTGGTCACAGGGTTATGAACATCCATCGGCGCATCACATTTCTCCGCTGCGTCAATAAAGCTTTCCATATTGATACTAACAAGAGGGGCATTTTGACCGTATGACGCCATCAAGTAATTCAGCACGACCAGCGCGCGGTTGACCGAATACTCCCATGTGGTCTCATCGCTGGCGTCATGAGCAGTGGATGACTGTGTGTAACCCGCAGCAGCCATATGGGCCGTGTAAGCACTATCCTTGCGGGGGTCATAGCATGCTAGCCCCTTTATAATGGCTTCCAATTTAGGCTCGGCGTTGAACTGCGGCTTGTCTTTACTATTATAGAAACGACTGACGGTATAGGCGACCCCCTTACCGGCATGCGCGGATGTCCATTCACCGCCCGGGATCGCGGAACAGTATGTCGCGTCCTCCTTGCCATAGTAATGCAGCCCCCGGTAAAAGGGACGTTTATTCCAGCGACTGTGCCCCGTGTGATCATCATCGATGAGGACCTTGTCGATGCTACTGACTAGGCCTTGCCCCCAAACATCCACTCGGTAAAGCCAGTCTTTTCCCTTGCGGACCTCGTCATACTTATTCGCGTTACCTGTATGCCGAATTTCAGCGTCTGCGTTGTTAACCGCCTGCCCCATATTATTCTTGCTGACGGCCTTATAAATCGGCACCGGCTCCACGCGTCTGGTGCCATATATGATATTGAGGCCTGTCGCAGCGCTGGCCTTGTTGATATCGATCCGGCGGCGCTTATTGCCTCCGCCAAGGCCGATTAAACCGCTAAATATTTTCAGTAATCCCATGATCTCTACTCCTTTGATCCCCAGCCCAAATTGGACCGCTCTCGGTGTGCATATTCGAAGAATTTATCGCCCGGATAATGGGCTTCTTGGGTGTCCGGACTGGTGATCCGACCGGCGGTGCGGTGTGGTTTTGACCAGATGTTCGATATCTTAATGCTGATCTTTTCGCTCTTGCCCTGATCCTGATTAGACCAGCTATCGAACGTGCCTTCATACATGCCGATGATATCGCCGATCACAGCGTCATTGTTGTCCAGCATCGCCAAACTGACCCGGCAGGTTTCGCCTGTCATGTTCCTGCTGGCAAAAAAATCGTAGACCGTTTGCGCCACGTCCTGCTCGACCGCTGAAACAGTGACCGCATAGCTTTGCATCCTGATGTCGCGCTCCCGAAGGACCGGCGGGATATTCAGCAAATAGCCATTATTTTCATAGGTCACGCTATTCCACGTCACCGGCACGCCGTGATCGGTCCAATAGCTAGGCCCCGGTAGCTGAACCAGCCAGCAAAACCGTGGGTTATCAAGCTCCATCGCGGCTTGAACGCTGCTGTCCACATTAATCATTATGTACGCTCCATTAATTCGATCGTGATTTGGACCAATCCGGCCTTATCCACGCTGGTTGAAAAAATGTCTTTGGCGAGCGAGCAACGCATATAAATAGCGGTGGTCTCTACCGTCAGATAGCCCGCGGGGGCCTCGGGGAAGGTCGTCAAGCTAGGCACCGTCTGGGTGATGCGAAACAATTTATCCGAGTTATCAAAGGTGCAGAAATTACCCACGGCCTGCCCCGCAGCGGGGTCTGGTTGGCTAACTTTGACATAGAAAATGCCGTGGCGACCTTGCTGATCCTCTAGGAAGGCTTGAACCTCGCGGGATTGCTCCTCGCGCATTGGTGGGTAGGACAGCGTCATGGTGTAATGCTGACCGCCGCGCTTACTGGTCAGCACTTTACCGCTGACAGATTTTGTCAGCTTGGTCTGCGTCTGCGAGTTGACTTTGACGGTGGAGGGCCGAAACGCCGAGCCATCGCTCAACGTCTCCGGCAACAGTGGAGTTGGTGCAGGCATATGATATCCTTTCGAGATATTTTTGTGGTGAAGATGGTATTTTTAATGATGGAGCTTGTGAGCAGCTTTGAGCGCGCTTCGTGGGATGATCTTGATCATACCGGAAGCAATTAGAGAAAATACTTGAGCGCGCTTCATGGGATGATCTTGATCATACCGGAAGCAATTAGAGAAAATACTTGAGCGCGGTTCATGGGATGATCTTGATCATGCCGGAAGCATAAGAAAAGACCTACTACCCTTACCTATAATGTCCAAAGGGGCTAGGCAGCACGTGTTCGCGGAACAGGTCTTCCATCGCTTCCTTGAGCTTTTCTTGGTTCCGGTAGGCAGTATCTGGATCCATCGACGCATCAAAGTGCATGTCCACATTAACGCTGTTATTGTGCGTATTGGCGCCGCGCGATAGATAGTCCTTCAGGTCACTATTCAAGCGCCGATCCAGCACTCGCTCGCCGCCTTCCAACAGGTATGATCCCGTCCGGGGAACGCTATCGATCCCGTCATGGAACTGACCCTTGATCGTCGCCAACTGCTTCGCGCCCGAAGCCGCCGCCGCTGCTGCTGCGGGTATGGCCGCCGGGAAGCCCAGCTCCATCGCTTTACCGATACTTTTCGCCGTGGAGGTAATGATGCTCTTAACGGCCTCTGCGCTTTCCACTGCCCGTATCGCTTTGGCTCCCTTTTCCGTGTTGCCTAACAAGCCTTTCCACTTGTCTTTGTCCAGCTTCAGCTGATCTATAACGCTCCTGCGTTTCGCTTCGGTTTCTTCTTCAGGCAACAGGGGCTTGCCGTCCTCGCCCAGCTTCTCGCCATCGCCGCCTTCCGCATTTGGATCAGCATTAGGGTCAGTAACCTCCATCGCTGGCGCCTCAGGCATCACCTTATCGCTCACTGCCTCGCCTACAGCTGTATCCCCAGCACCAGCTTCCTCTATACCAGTCTCACCGTCACACGGCTTGCAGTCGCCCAGTCCACTTTCCTCCGCCTTTGCCGCTGTGTTAGCGATCGCGGTGTCGGCCTCCCCGGCGCCCTCTGTAACACCGTCCATGTCGTCTTTGACACCGCCGAGCGTATCGCTCGCTTTCTTGGCGAGCACGTCCATCATCTCAGCAGCGCCTTTGCCTGCATTGCGCATCCCATCGGCGACCTTAACCGCTGTCGTCTCCAACAAGGGCGCCTTCTTTTTTGAGAAATCGTCCAACTTTTCTGAAAAGCTATCAAGGCCTGCCGCCAATTCATCCTTGCCGAAAAACTTGGCAGCACCGCTAACTTTGTCGACAACCCAACTCAGCATTGAGGCCATCTTTTTCACCACAAAGCTGACCACTTGGTCCAGCGGCTTAAAAATATAATTATAGAAGAACTGACCAACTGGCTTTAACGCATCAGCGATCTGATCGCGGAAGGTGTACATCAACACCCCGATCCCAACAATAGCGGCAACCGCAATACCAATCGGACTGGTCAGCGCCGCAAAAGCAATCCCCGCTAGCCGCAGCGCCCCCATCAAGCCAGATTTGAGCGCCGTTCCCATGGCACCGATCGCTGTGGTCATAACGCCCATGCCTCCCGACGCTAAGCCGGAGAGCGTAGTACCAAAGCCGCGAAAAGCTCCGACTAATCCGCCAGAAACTGACTTGCCAAGATTGGCCAGCTTTGGCCCCACATTTGCCATCTGCGTTTGCAGCCCGGTAAACGCTTTACCCGACGCCGTGCCCAATGCCTCCATACTTTTTGATCCGGCGGCCGACATTTCACCCAGTTTAGTACCAAAGGTGCCCAACCCGGACTTTAGCGTATCAAAGATATCACCAACAGTTTCGATGCCCGTTGAAAGGCCGCCAATGGCTATGACGGCTTCAGCAAGCCGCTTCCCAAATTCTGATAGGGCACCAATCACTCCTTGCGTGCTTTGCTCCACACCGCTCGGCATTTCAATGCCTGCGAACGCTTCCTTTATGCTTGCTGTACCAGTTATCATCTGCTCACTGGTCGTTTGGAAATCCAATCGCATCAGTGCCATCGTCTCCGAGGCAGCGGTTCCAATAGCGATCCAATCCCCGCTAAGTTGTTGGCCCATCTCTTTCGACATCTTCTGAATGGACTTATTATATTGTTCGTAGCGCTTTAACCCTGCCGTTAGCTGTGCACTATTATCATCTTGATCTTGCATGATATTAACCTTTATAGTTGAAGTTGAAGTTGAAGTTGAAGTTGAAGCTGAGTTTTATTGAAATTAGGAACGAGTAATGGCTGAGAGAAACAAAGAGAAAGTTATTGACTCTAAGGTGAACGACCTAGCGGGCATCAAAGAGTTAGGGGATGATTCTAAGATGGCAGAAACAGTCATGGAAATACAATTCAAAGAAGTACCCGATAAAATCATTCTGAAGCGAGGCAATCAGGAGAGTGATGTCATAATTTACACCAAGCCTTCCAATAAAGACGGTTTCATAGACGACGAGAGGCTGGATGCTAGCGAAGATTCAAAGCAGCCTTGTGAAGAAGTCTTAAATGAAGAAGGACCGAAGAAGCCAACAGAAGCTGAGAGGAAGAAGGCATGGAAGGCATTATTTTACTTAATCTTTTTAGTTGTTGTGTCGGTGTGGTGGCTTGATTCGCTTTATGATAGACTCGGTATTTAGCGATCTTGATCTTGCATGATATTAACCTTGTTAGTTGAAGTTGAAGCTGAGTTTTATTGAAATGAGGAACGAGTAATGACTGATAGAAACAAGGAGAAAATTATTGATCCTAAAGTGATCGATATGGAGGATATCAAAGAAGTGGACGATGAGGCTAAGAACGCAGAAAAAATAATCGAAATACAAGTTTCTGATGTACCCGAGCAAATCGTTCTGAAGAGAGGTAACCAAGAAATAGATACAATAACTTACGTAAAGAAAACTGATTTCTCATGGTGGAAGATGAATCTGATATTATTCAGCATAATCATTATGCTACCGACGATACACGAACTTGTGAACTGAGCGGGTCAGCCTAAGGTTAGCCTACCAAATCAAATAAAAGGTCCGCGTTTCGACGCAGTCCTTGCTCCATCGCTGAGGCAGCAGCGCCCCTTGGGTAAAATTCAATTGTATGTTTAGTATGTTATGCCGTTGCGGCTGGTTCTACTCCACTTTAAACTTTCCGCTAGCAAGACATAATCGCACTTCCTCAGCACCATCTACACTATTGTCTATACCTCTCAACACAATTGTTTCTCCTGCCAATATATGCCCATATTGTCCGGCCGCATGAGTTTCGGAATCAAGAGGTCCATGCCCCCCGCCGCCCAGTTCGCTGAGATTTGGGTTTGTTCTGATGTAAACCAGTTGAACATCTGTCTTCTCCGAAAGATATCCATAAACATATGGGTCGATTAAAGGATAATCAGGGTTATGCCAATTTGAATTCACATAGACCGCATCGGTTATTGGGCCAATCTCCGGGTTCATTCTTGCTACGTCAAAGTCAGGTATTTTCTGGCAGCGGGTCAGGTCTGGCGGCGCCGGCTTAAACAGCACCCATCCCGCGATCCCAAACATCGCAACCACAAACACTAATTTTCCGGCAGAAATCTTGCTCCCACCAACGTCAATTTCAACACTCATCATACTCTCCTAAATTACACTTATGACACAATATCAAGCCCAGCATATTTCACAACCCTAAAATGCATTCGTTGGCTGTCTTGACCAGCCGAGGTGAGCCGCGTAAGTAGAGCGATGCACAAGAGGGGACGCGCGGCCCCCACCTGCTTATTTAGCACCCGACAAAAGTATATTTTGTTGCGTATTTATCGGTATGTTTAGGATCGTTTCGCTCCGCCAATTCCTTCAACGCTTTATCGATTTCAGCTTGCTCTTTTAGGGCTTCATAACGATCGCGCGTCATGGGTTTCGCTTTGCGGACTTGCCGGTCGTCTGGATCAACGCCGTTGGCCCGCTGCCAGCCCCGAAAAGCCAGCAGCGCCTCCTGGACTGTGGCACTGTACAGCTGATCGAGGGACCAGCCGAGGACGCCGCCCATTTCATAAAGCCAGGTCCAGTTGCTGCCAGTACCAGCAAGGTGATCCCCAAAAGGAATAGCCACGCTCGCTGTGTCATCGGGGTTTAGGCGACCTCCTGGGCCGCCCTCGGGTTTCCCTCCGCGTCCACCAAGCCTAGGCAGCTGGCGAGGCAATCGACTAGGACGGGCAGGACGGTCTCGATCCCCGCCTCGCGCATTTCAGCCAAGGCTTTGTCGCGGGATTTGGGCTCGTTAAAGTCCAAGCTGCGGGCCGCACAGTAAAGCGCGATCATGTCCCGAAAGCGCGGGGTGCCCTTGGTGAAACGTTCGGTGATGGCCTCAAAGACCGGGCAGTCGAACCAGTCTTCCAGCTCCATCAATGTGCCAGCGTCAAACTTTAGCGTGATTTTACGAGTTCCGATCGTGAGTGAGCGAGCACCGCTCATTTGCTTTGCCATAATTTTTCTCCTTATGGTGTTAAAGTAAAGACTGTTTTTGGACCCTCAACCGCTGGGCGACCGCCCGAGCTGATGCGAGGAGCCAAATATATAATTTTAGTATCCTCGCCCTTCGAAAAGCTCAGGGCTGCGGGCGGGTAATACTCAAATGAGATTACCCTTGCCTTGCCGCTTACGCGGCTGCGGGAATAGCAGGATATTGGTTGCGCGTGAGGCTCGGCGTCATCGCCCCCGCCTAGCAGCCGACAAAAGTATATTTTGTTGCGTATTTATCGGCATGTTTAGGATCGCTTCGCTCGTTCAATTTCGTCAACGCTTGGTCCATTTCAGCTTGCTCCTTTAGGCCTTCATAGCGGTCACGGAGCATAGGGCATGTCGCTTGTCCCGTTACTTCATAGGGATCAATACCGCGCCCGAATGCGTAAAGCGCCACCAACTCGGCAAGGTCAGGCTCAGCCTGTGTTCGCAGGATCAAGCCTTCCATCGCCATAATACGGCCGATGCTTTAGCGCAACAGGATGGGCGTATCCTTAATGATAACAATGCGTTCGCCTGCGATATATTTCATTGTGCTATTCCCATTGTTAAAGAAGCGGCCGACAAGGATATGCCAGCCGCCTATTGGCTATGTGATCGCTATTAGACGAAGGTAATAGCGCCAGCGCTTTCAAGCGAAATGCTATACGTAGCCTCGCCGTTATATTCGCCAGACACCTCAAGGCTACCGATATGGAACGGGCCGGTGTAAGCACCAAGGCCGGGCGCCGTAATTTCCATATTGACCAAATCGCCGGCTAGCATTTTAGTATTCACCTCACCGAAGGCTGTGTCATCGTTGAAAACGCCAGAGCCTGATAGTGACATCGAGCGAATGCCCCCGCCGCCTAGAAACTCGCGGAAGCCATTGCTGTCTTTGGTCGTGATATCGACGCTTTCACCGTTAAAGGTAAAGCTGTTGGAACGGATTCCAGCGAACTCAGCATAAGTGCCGGGAGCGCCGTCAATTTCCTTCTTAAGAAGAAGGTCTTTACCGCCGTAATAGTTTGAAGCTGCCATATAAAATCTCCTGTTGTTGGCAGTTAAGAAAAATGGAAATACTGCAAAAAAGCGCGTTACCAACTAGCCGATCAAGGCTGTGTGGAAACGGCCCTGTATGACAGCACGCCCTTGTAGTTATCGCTGGTATCGGTTTGTTCTCGTTTGACGGACGCCTCTGTCATGAACAGAAACATCAGCGAATGCCCGTCTAGGATCAGGTCAGCTTGATGAAGAACTTCATCAACCTGCGCCATGATTTCTTTGGCTTCCATATGGCCCGGATCATCGGACCATATTTCCACCGTAAAATTAGTATCAGCCCCGACACTATTCTTGGTGTCGAAGGGCTTGGTTTTTGCCTCGCCGAAGGCCACATAGGGCATAACCGCGCCGACAATCGGCTCGTCATACACATCTGTGACCATCGCGCTTAGCGTTACATCTGCACTGAGCGCAGCAAAAACTGCGGCCTGCAGCTTGTCAGCAACAAATCCTGTCATCGTCTTTCCTTTGTTGGGATTATGAAGGTCTAAGAGACCACTTCGCGGGTGCGGAACTCTAAGAATGTTTCGCGGTTGTGGGGATCATTCACGCTTAAAACATCGAACTTGCGGGTACCGAACTGGATTTGCCGCGCGTCCAGATATTCTAAGGCATGTCGGAGCGTGAAGATCACCGATACAGGATACTCGATATGAGCGCCTTTCGAGACTGGCTGGTGATGCTTTGTCGCCATTACGGCCCAAGCATCGCCAAGTTTGACCAAGCTAACGGTTTGGCGCCCGCCGACACCGATGATGCGCTCCTCACGATACAAGCTAATACGGCGGTCCATATCGCCCGCACTGATGCGCTTTTTTCCGCTCATAGCCGCACCTTCCGATACGGGGTTAGCAAAGCTGCAGCGCCCGACGTATGCATGGCCTCCGATGGGCTATCGCCGCGCGCCGCATAAAGCCTTGCAATGATCATCAAAAGAGCCTGCTTGATGGCGGCTGGAACGCTGTTGCTATCAGGCCCAAAGCCAGCGGTTAAGGTGATGTCTATCCCTGCTGCGCTTCGCCCTGGTTTAGGCCAAGCTGCGCCGTCTTTTAACAGGATGGACGGATCAACACCGTCGATCAAAATCCAATCGTCGCTGGTCCAGCTACTGATACTCTCATCGCTTTCGGTGATTTGGATGTTATCAATGCTAGACACCGGCGATACTGGCAGAGCGACCGATTTTGAATAGCCAAACAGCGAGTCCATCACACCGTCAGCAAGGCCGTCCCACCAGCCATTTCGGCTGGCGGTTCTAGGCCAGTGATCCAGCGTTAGCTTCATCTGCTGATTAATGAAGGTCAGACCCGTCCAGCTCTCGCCGTAGACACGCGCTGCAGCAATCAGCGCGCCCAGATAGGCGTCCTCTGCGTCACCATCAATCCGCAAATGATCGCGGGCTTCGGCAATCAAAATTGGCTCAACGGCGGGCTCGGTTAAATTATAAAGTCGCATAGGACTTACCTTTCCTGCACGCGTAAAACCATCGACCGCTCGTCTAAGCGGCCCTGATCGGTCTCTATGGTGCATGTTAATGTGTAGGTGTGATGGACGATGCCGCCAGTGACAATCGCCCAACTCGCACTGGTATCGAAATTGGTGGCTGTTATCGCTAGCCCACCAGCTTCGATGGGGGACATTGAAAAGCTGGAGCTTATGATTGTTTCTCCACTTTCCAGATAGCTACCAGCCCAATCGAACCGATAGTCTAGGGAAGCGCCTGGATCCTTAATCGTTACATTCATGATCTGGCCCCCTAGACAGCGTCTGGGATTCGGATAGTGATGGCAGTTAGGCTAAAGCTATTGCCACTGGTTACCACTTGTGAACTTGTCAGGGTGTTCGCGGCGATCAGCTCGGTCCCGTCAATCAGTGCCCAGTGACTAGCGGTGCCGTTTGTATCCACTGCGCCATCTGAGATTGCTGATACTGTGACTTCGCGGCCATCGGGCGTGCCGTTAGCTGGGGTTGAGAGTGTCAGTCCCACTTTCTGGCCGAGCGACAGCGACAAAGCAGTTGCCCGGTCTGTGGGTTCGCTCGAGCAGATATGGAGTTCAGGACTGGTTGCCTCGGTGATTACGTTTAATCCGTTGTCTAAAACAGAGTCGGATAGAAAGGCCATTATGGTATCTCCTAGTTAAGGGTTGAAGAGTCGGTGACAATTCGGCGCGACGGCCTTGCCGTCCGAATTTAGCTGGTCGTTTGGGTCTGATCTTGTGATGTTGGTTCGGTGGCCAGAGACAGGTGCTCCGGTAAAACCGCCCACTAAACGCTGCGTCCTATCCGGATGCCCGCTCGCAACCACGGAGGCCCGCAAAGCAGCTCCTGAAACAATGGGCTGGGCACCAATCAACGTGATGGTGATCCCCTGATGATTTTGGCTAAAGCTGGATGACCCCATCGTAGGAGAGATCAAGATAGAGGCACCCTCATCTGCATGGAGTTGGCTGATAGCTGCTAAAGTCAACACTGGCGCGCTCGCGGTCAATCCCTGCGACTGCGAGATATCGGCATCGCTGACCAAAGCGGACCCGGCAGTCATTGCTGTCGCATTCAAGAGCGCGCTAGAATCAAGGCTAACCGTGTTTAACGATGGGGCAGCCGTTTCTAAATCGCCTGATAATAATAAGTCCTCTTGGCTGAGGCTGACGCTTAATAGGGATATATTCCCTGTCGCAATAGAGCTTAGATCAATGATGTGCTGCTGTGTGATCCCATAGGTCGCCAACGCCGCAACAGGTGTATGTATTTGATCACTGGTAAGATTATGACTGCTTGTCGTTTGATAGTCTGCCGCCCATTCAAGACCGTCAATATCAACGCTTGATCGCTTGGCCGGTGAACCGCCGGATTTCAAACCTTGAACTCTGATTTCCAGATCGGCCCCGCTTACATTACTCAACATAGCAGCATCAAAAGTTATGGTGACTGTTTGGCCTGTCGTGCTCGTTATATTTTGCGGCGACAAACTTGCAAGACTAGCGCCCCCGCCCGTTTCCCAGACTTCGATCGTTAAAGTGGGCGTGCCCGTACCGCTGCTCGCACTTTTTCGAGCGATAACATTGATAGACTGAAGATTAGCGCCTATCGTCAAGCTCGCCAACGGTAAGGGCCAGCCAGCATCCAAGGTGATATCTGTATTGTTATCAGCGGCAGTGATCCAAGTGCCATTGATCAATACTTCGCTTGGCGCACCCGAAAAGCCTGAGTGACTAATGATCTGATCGGGTGATAGCATTTCAGTGGCCATAGCCCTTACTCCTGAGTGATATCGCTGATAGAATTTGCTCACAAAAAAGAGGACGCCGAAGCGCCCTCTTTTCTGAGTTAGTCAAGTCGTTTTAGAGCGAGAATTGCAGAAGCTTAACTGCGTCTGAATTCACCACTCCACCACCAACGCGGCGTGTCGCATAAAAATGGACATACGGTTTGTTGGTGTATGGATCGCGAAGAACCCGCGTTCCTGCGCGCTCTACCAGCGTATAAGCACGCTCAAAGTTACCGAATGCGATCGATAGGCTATTGCTACCGACGTCAGGCATGTCTTCGCTCTCAACAACCGGATAACCAAGCAGCAAGCTCGGAGCGCCATTTTCAAGGCTTGGACGCCAGATAAAGTTGCCGTCAGCATCTTTAAATTTGCGGATTTGAGAGAGCGTCTGGCTATTCATCACCCATGACGCACCCATCCGGTAGCGGGCCTTCAACGTGTGAACAAGATCAACCAAAACATCCGATGGATCGGTGCCGGGGAAAGCTCCGTCAGTGCCTGTTGCAACATGTTGCAGGGTACCAAAGGCGCGCACATCATCACCCGTGCTGGCAGTGGTATAGGCCAAGATACCTTTTGGCTTGTTTACACCGTCACCGTTTACGATTGCAGCGGCTTCCTGAACAGCGAACTCTTCGGCCACCTCGTCCATCAACCAGCTTTCAGCATCGAATTGCATGTCATCTAAGGCACGCTGCGTAGCCGCTGCATTGGCGTAAATCTCGCCCGGAATAAGCGCCACTTCTTGCAGGCTTGGGCTCGTTGTTTCTGAGCGAGCGCCAGCTTCACCGACCCAGCCCGACGCGGTGCCACCAACATTAACCAGTCGCTTATAGTCGCCCGTAGTTGTCGTCTTGACTTTAACCAAGTTACGCAGGGGTGACAGATTAGCAAGCTGCTTTTCGATCTCTGTGTCAATTTCAGTTGGTACAGCAAAGCCGCCGTCGCCGCCGGTAGACGTGGATAGTGCTTTGGCTTCCAGGCCGCGCAGTGCGTGGTCGTCGCCTCTCGCAATAAAGTCTTTCAAGAAGGCGTTCTTATGCTCAGAGCTATCAGTATCAACCTTGGCTTCTGGCGTTGAGCCCGGACGGTCCATTTTTGTTTCAACAGCGTCTAGCCGCTGCTTCAAACCTGAAAGCCCCTTTTCGGCAGTATCAGTGTAGGAATCAATTGCAGTTTTCAATTCGATCATTTCCATGATTAAGTCTCCATTATTTTCGTGAGGTTATGAGCGCGCTGACGGATATCGTCAGGCAGCTTTTGAGACAGCTCTATACCTGCGTCGCGCAAGTTTTTGTGCTGGGTGAAGCCCGCAGCGGTAATCCGCCGGGCCTCGGAGCGGCTAAATCCTGCATCACGCAGGAAGCGCTCAAAATCTTTTGAAGTAAGGGGTGGGCTGATATCGCTGAACATACCGTCAGCCTTCACACTGGCGACACGAGCCAATTCATTAGCCGGAAACGTAACCAGCGATATTTCCATCAAATCCGCTTTGCCAATAGTGCGAACACCAGTAACCGCATCACGGGTCGCTTCAACAGCGCGAAAACCAATACTAAGGCCGTTCATAGCGCCCAGCTTCAATAGCGACCAAGCCTCAGCGCCTTTGCCTATCAGTGCCAAGCGGCCCTTAACAAAAAGGCCGCGTTCATCTTCGCGAACCTCATCAAAGCGGCCAATGGGCTCCTTGGGATTATGTTGCCATAACAGCGCAGGCGACCGGCTTTTCAGGCTAGCAATAAAGGCGCCCGAGCGAACGATATCGCCGTCATTATCGGTTTCGCCAAATATGCTGGCGTAGCCCTCAAAGGTACCCTCATCGCCGCCGGCTTTAATTTCGAGAGCGTGGGTCAGAAATTCAGTCATGGTAGGTCTCCATTAAAAAAGCCGCTCGGCGATATGCGAAGCGGCGGCGTGTGGTTGCGGCGTAAATATTCGGCTATGTGCTGGCCCCATTGCGGCGGGTCAGCTGGCCTCACCCGGTTAAGTGTTTAAACCGTTTGGGATAGATGAAATATGGCTCTTTCTTGTGTGCGGACAGCAATAAAGCCCGCGTTCGTTGATTACGCTTAGTAAGCTTGTTGCCAGCACCATCTATCCGGTCGCACTCCTCGCTCATACCCTTCCAGTCACGCACCGATAGCGCATGGTGAAACTTAGGCCATCGCAGGCTATTGAACTTTGTTGCGCCAAGATTATACATGAAATCCAACAGGACAAGCTGCGCCTCTTCAGGATATGTGTGCAATTGATTAAAGCGTGATTTGACGCCCTTAACGGCGACGTCTCGTACATCTTGAACTAACAATCTTTCCATTGATCGGCCGGATAGCTGGACCAAAGCAGCTTTGCCGTAGGCGCTTGCTATTTGACCCGCTTTCATATGGCTAATGGTATGAAAATCTAGTCTGATTTGGTCAATTCTAACCACAGCAGCTTTTGGGCTTTCCAACTCATTTGACAAACAAATATTAGTACGAGCCACGAAGGTAAAACCGGCCCTGTGAAGCTCCACCGCGGCATCAGCGCCCGTTAACATATGACCATATCCAACAGTTACCTTCCCCGAGGTATCCAAATATAAATGCGGGACGCACCCTTCTTGTAATTTCACTTCACTGATAAAGGTGTCGACTGGCAAGGCGTGCCTTTTGCTGAACTGTCCGCCATCAATTGGATTGCTGTTTGCATCCAGTATCATCGCCCCAGTATGCGCTTCAGCGAGACGCCAAACCAGATGGCCGTCTCCATCATATACCGCCCAGCCAATATGCCCGAGCGTGATCAATCGCTGCAACATATCAGCTTCGGCGACATTGCTCCTTAAGCGAGGCATCGGGCCCATTATACTTTATCAGCAGGAGGTTTTACCGCTAGCCCAGCAGCTTCCCGTTTCTCCGCCTCGCTCATGAACGCCGCCCCAGATAACCTGCGGAACAATTGCTCGCGCTTGGCTTCCAGTGCCGGCAGTCCTTCAAGGTTTGGCTTTAAATATAATCCCTCCCCGTACAGCGGACAAAGCCAGCGGCTGAGCAAATTTGCTAGATCACTTGAGAACGGAATAATCGTATCTTCCCATACACTTAGCCTGGCTTCACTATAATTGGAATAAGTTTGGCTATCGGGGATACCCAGCATTTGGGGTGGCACGCCAAAGGCCATAGCAATCTCGCGCGCACTGGTGTTTTTACCCGTACTCCAATCCATATCCGACGGACTAAGGCTCATTTCCTGCCACTTTAAGCCACCTTCTAGCAACAGCGGCCTGCCGGCATTACGCGCGCCCGAGTAGGCCTCTTCAACTTCTGACTTTAGGCGATTGAATTGGCCGTCGGTTAAGACCGCTTCCGCGCCCTCTTGATACAAGATTCCGGTGGGACGCCCGCCATTTTGAATAAGGGCCAAGTTCCACCGGCTACCCTCATTATGGTTGTCAACAGCAAGTGCTGCTGCCTCCAAGGGTGCCAAGCCATACCAATCGTTCAGCGGATTAAACGACCGCCAGTGCATGACATGCTCCGGCGCAAAATCGCGCTTTTTGCCCGCAGCCTGCTGTCGATAGCCAGCGGGTGTGCCGTCACCACCCTCAATAATCTTAACGCTATCGGGTCGCATCAACCATAGCTCTTTTGGCTGGACACCCGGTCCTACGGCGAGCGTATAGCTGTTCCCTGCTATCAAATAGTGACCGACCAGATGGTACATGAACGACCGACCACCAAGCGTGGGGTTCGGGCTAGCCAGCAGATCAAGCAGCGGGTGATCGCTCAATCGCTCGCCGTTTTGCTCTAGTACTAAGGGAATGCTGGAAACACCGCGAGCAACCATATTGACGGCTCGATAGGCGATGACATTCTGCCGATAACCTTCTTCAGCCAAGCGGCTATATTCGCGAGGTGTAGCTCGGGCTTGGCCCGGCCCCACTGCATGAAAAAGGGGGCTGCTTGCCCCCTTCTCTTCAATCATTGGACCCGCTGTAGGATCTGCTTTACGTTTAAGTGCTTCAAGCCATTTCATATCGTTGTCCTTACAATTTACGCAGTGTCCCGCTTGACGTCTGCTTCATCATTAAATCAGTCAGCGCCCAAACAAGGGCATCAACTCGGTCAGGGCTATAGCCCATTCGAGATTTATCGAAATCGCTCGTGAAAGCGCACATTTGATCCTCTAGTTCAGGATGCGTACCCACATGGTGAACAAGGCCGCGCTCATACAGGGCAGATATTGGTTCAGCACGGACAGTTTTTCCCCGCGTTGCCCTAACCGCGCGGAACGGCACCGAGGGATCGATCTGTCGCATGATCGTCTCGACCATATCGCCGCCCTGATTGACTTCTGCAACAACCCTGTCCGCTCGCATTTCATGATAGGCTGCTACCGCACGCGATGCCCAAGCCGTTGGGCTGAGACCCTGGGCTGAGTAGTCCGATAGGACATAGCCCAGACCGCGATCATCAGTCCCCGCAGCGATAATCCCGCATTCATCCGCCTTCTCGCCCGTCGAAACTGGGGGATCAACCGCGATGATAATGCGGTTAAGCGTTGGCGCTTCTTGCAGCCTCATTTGATCAAACATATCCCGCGACCATAGCGCACCGGGGAGGTCCGATAGTATCTCAGCGTTCAGCTCCTGCCGGCCAAGCCGTGTTCCTTCGTAGGCTTTTATAATTTCTCGAAACGGACCCGCAAGATTATCCAAATTGTCATAGGTTGTACCCTTTGTGATATTAGTACAAGGATTCGTCATCAAACGTTTCAGCAGCTTGGTCGGCTTCGGTGTCGTCGTTATACAAGTCCTTGGGTGATCACCCAGTCGCAAGCCGAACGCTAACATATCCCATGCTGCGTCCGCGTAACGCCATGCGCACAGTTCGTCGCACCACGCCGCATCATGTTGCGGCCCGCGCAATCGTTCTGGTTCATCGGCGGAAAATAACGTCGCCATAGCTCCATTCGGCCACGTCAGTCTTCGCTTTGACGGCTCATAACTGGGGCGGTTCCAGGGCGGCGAAATAGCAATTAGGCCACTTTCGCCCTCAACCATAGTATCGCGGGCATCCGCCGCCGTCGGGGCTATTATTGCAATCCGCGACGCTTGCTTTTGCTCCACAAGGCTACGGACCCACTCAGCGCCGGTTCGTGTTTTTCCAAAACCACGACCAGCTAGGATCAACCAGTTCGTCCAATCGCCTTTCGGTGCTAGCTGCTGCTCGCGCGCCCAAAAGCCCCAATCATATAGTAAGACCAGTGCCTCTTCTTCGGTTAGATCAGCAATTATCTCTGCTCGCTCCGCCTCACTTAAGGCCCGGAACGAGTTTGCTGACAAGGGTAGCGCGTGCTGATTCAACATTGAGGGACTCCTTGCCGTCCGATTTAATACTGTCTTTGAACTTATCGCCGCGCCTAGCTTTCAGCATGAAGACAAGAAGTGAATCTGAATAGTCTCGGACGCTGCCGATGGCTTTGCCTTGATAATAGATTGATTTTTCTGTGCCCTCTAGCGCTCGGCGGAAGGCTTCGTCTTCCAAGCGGTCTGTACCATCTTCAATCGCAGCATCCCATTCTGAGGCGAAATCAGCGTCTTTTTCACGACGGTAATAGACAGTTCGGCGTGCAACCCCTGCCTGATCGGCAGCGGCGGCGACACTGATCCCGGTTCGAAGTGCCTTTAAAAAGGTCGCCCTTGATCGACTGTCAAAGCGAGTAGCCTTGGCCATATCATATCCTCTCAACAGTGTTGATAAAACAGTAGGTTAGTAGAGTATTTGCCGTGGACAAAAAGAAACCCCGGATCGCCTTTGTTGGCGCCGGGGTGAACTTCTCCATAATGACTATCTATGCGGTGCATTCTAACGATGTGCGGTGCACTTGTCAATTGTTATTTATCATTTTTCTTCTCTATTTGTTAGAACACCCGCAATCAGCTGTAATCCGCTACTATGTCTTCGCTTTAAGGACCAACGACTGTAACCCCGCTCACCATTGGTAACACCCAGGCTCTGACGAACTTTGCCCCATGGCAGCGGTTCCCGTTCGCTTGCCCGAGATAGGCCATTCAAATGCCACGCCGCCCAAAAGATAACCCGGCGATCAGTAGTATCTGGTAACATCTGTAACCAATCTAAGATCGGCTGATAGCCATCAATCTGTTTTGGTGTTGGTCTGGTTCGCAAGGATTGTTGGAGAGCCGACATGGACGGGCCGCCAAAAGCGTCACTGGCCGTAGACCGAAACGCGGGCCACATAACCGTCGATCCGTATAACCAAGCCCGCTCCTTGTCGGGAAGACGCCGCATGGTCCACGCCGCTTCAACAAGATGCGCCTCAACTTGTGCTGGGGTCCAGCCGGGAACCTGCCTCACATTACTATTGGCCGTTGTCGAGGAAGCTTGCAT